TAAAACAGGAAGATTTGTACAGAGTACAGATAAAAACGGTGATGGAGTAAGATACAAAATAAATGATGCAGCAGATTTGAATGTAATTTATCAAGGCGTCAGTTTAACAAATCCAAATTACACTTTAATAAAGTTACCAACATCAGCTGGCGGGAAATCTATACTATATTTTGCTGAAACGAAAGACATTAAACCTGTAAAATAAAAAAAGTTATATGGCAAAAAATCATTATCATAGTTCTGGAAACTCAAAAAGAGCTGCGGCACTTAAATATGGATATAAATCTGGATTAGAACATACGGTAGCTGATCAAATAAAAAGTTACGAATATCCTTTGAATTACGAGACAGAAACATTAAATTATATAGTACCAGAACGCAAAGCAAAATATACACCTGATTTTGTTTTTACTAAACGCGATGGCTCATTAATGTATATCGAAACAAAGGGACGTTGGACATCAATTGACCGACTTAAAATGAAACATGTTCTTGCATCCAATCCCGGTATTGATATTCGCATGGTATTTCAGGCACCTGCACAGAAAATATCAAAAGCTAGCAAAACTACGTATGAAATGCACGCATTGAAATTAGGCATAAATCATGTAGCCAAAAAAGATATTCCTGCAGAATGGTTTGCAGAATGTTTAAAAGATGGCGAAGAACCAAAAACAATTAAAACTTTTTTCAGGTAATGGTTTGATTTGTGAAATATTTTTAATATATTCAGTATAATTAATGAAATTCATTTTATTAATAGATTGATGAAAATTTATTTGAATCGATCGTTAGACCAGGAATGCAATGTATGTGTCTAACTATTATTAATATATTAATAATATTATTTAATTGGATTACTCAGTGTAATTCATTATATTATTATTAATGAAGAATCTTAAATTATTACAGTTATTAGAATCAGTACTTGGTAAAGGTAAACCAACATCTGGTGATAATATTGCATTCTTCTCTCCATTTACTTCACATTACAAACCCAAACTAGAAATTAATATCAACACTAATCATGCCGGTGAAAATGCTTGGCACTGTTGGATTTCGGATAAAAAGGGTCGAAGTATTTCTTCATTATTCAAACAATTAAATTTATCCAAAGAAAAGTTTGAACAACTAGAACGAATTGTTGAATCAACCCGGTACCGATCACAAAACTCAGTTACCGAGAAACCAATCGCAGTTCAACTACCTGAACAGTATCGACCACTTTGGATTAAAAAACTAACTCCTGATTATCGAAACGCAATACACTATTTATCAAAACGAGGAATCACGGCGTTTGATATTTTAAAATACAGAATTGGTTATTGTGAATCTGGTGAATATTCTGGCAAAATAATTATTCCTAGCTATGATGCTGCTGGCCAATTAAATTATTTTGTTAGCAGAGCATTTTATAAAGAAGACAAACAAAAACATAAAAATCCAAAAATTTCAAAAGATATTATAGGGTTTGAAATGTTTATAAATTGGGCCGAACCAATCATACTTTGCGAAGGTTCATTTGATGCAATTGCAATTAAACGCAACGCAATTCCATTATTTGGTAAAATTATTCAACCGGCCCTACAAAAGAAAATTATTCAAGAGCATGTACGAGACATTTATATTTGTCTAGATGCTGACGCTTTAAAGAATGCCGTACAAATTGCACAACGATTTATGGGTGAAGGATTAAATGTATACTTTGTTGAACTAGCAAATGAAGATGCATCAGAATTAGGATTCAAACAAATTACAAATATATTAGCAGATACCGACGTATTAACATTTGAAGGTTTAATGCATTTAAAAATGGGAATGATATGGACATAAAAACTATTGATGTTGGAATAGATAAAATTGATAAAATTTATCATGTTTCAGATATACATATACGTACATTAAAACGACATAAAGAATACCGCGAAGTATTTAAAAACATGTTTGATTATATTGCGAGAACAAGCACACCTAACAGTATTGCGGTAGTGACCGGAGATATTGTGCATAGCAAATTAGATATGTCGCCAGAACTAGTTCAAATGCTAGTTGAATTTTTTAATGGCTTTGAAATACCTACAATTGTTATACTAGGTAATCATGACATGAACCTAAACAATATGCATCGAATTGATGCTATAAGTCCAGTACTTGATGTTATTAACAATTCAAATATTACATTCATCAAAGAAAACGGATTGTTTGAATTGGGAGGTATTACATGGAATCATATGGCGGTAGATGTGGCGCCGACTGAATACATTCTAGCTAAAGATTTCGATTCGGAATATAAAATTGCATTGCATCATGGAGCTGTTAATACTGCTAAAACTGATATAGGGTATCAGATATCAAATGAGCATGTAACTACAGAATTATTTAAAGGACATGATTTAACATTGTTAGGCGATATTCATAAACCAGCTCAATATCTAGATGACGCTCGTACTATTGCATACCCAGGTTCATTGATTCAACAAAATCATGGAGAAGCCTTAGACCATGGAATATTAGTATGGGATATCGAATCTCGAGTTGCCGAATTTGTAGAAATACAAAATGATTATGGCTATGTAACTTTGGAAGTGGAGGGAACTAAAATTGTAAAATCGCCACACCGAATGCCAAACAAACCACGTGTTAGAATTAAATTTCATGAAACTGCAGCAGCTGACATGAAAAAATTAATTGCTACGATTCGTAAAAAATATGATGTACAGGATATTACAATACAACGAAGTAGTAACGGACCTGACACTAATGCATCATCTTCATTTACTATTGGCAATGTTAGAGATGTAGAATATCAAAATACATTGATTACCGATTATATTGCGGTAAATCATCCACAAGCAACTACCGAAGAAACAGATGCAATTAGACATATTAATCGCACAATAAATTCAAAACTGCCAGCAATCGAATCAGTTCGTCACATGACCTGGCATCCTATTCAATTTGAATTTGACAACATGTTTTCATATGGTGAAGGCAACATTATTAATTTTGAAAACTTACAAGACGTATGTGGTTTATTTGCTGCAAACACATCTGGTAAATCATCATTGTTAGATGCAATAACTTATACTATTTTTGATAAATGTAGTAAAACCGGTAAAGCACATGAAGTTTTAAACAATAAAAAATCTACATTTGTCGGCAAGTTTAAATTTGAAATGAATGGGACTATTTATACAATTGTTCGCACAGGCATCAAACAAAAAAATGGTCACGTAAAAGTTTTAGTTGATTTTTATACTGACACTGAAAATTTAAACGGGGAAGAACGAAGTGATACTAATAAATCAATCCGTCGTTATTTAGGAACTTATGATGACTTTATTTTAACTGCATTTTCATTGCAAGCCGATAATAATAATTTTATTGAAAAATCACAACGTGAACGAAAAGATTTGCTATCACAATTTTTAGATATTACGGTATTTGAACAACTATATCAACTAGCATCAGATGAAAGCAAAGAAACTGCCGGTAAACTAAAAGCATACAAGAAAACGGACTATGATATTATTATTAATGATGCTGATAGTATTATTACTAACAATCAACAAGCAATTACTGAGTTAGAAGAACAAGAAGATCAATATCAAGAAGATCGAAATGTAGCACAAACTGAGATTGTACAATTAATTGAAACTAAACAACCAACAACGTATAATGGTCCTGAAATTGATGAACTGTCGGCCACTGAATCCGAGCTTACAAAAAAGATTAGCAAACTGCTAGCTGATATTGATACTGCTGAAACAAATTTAGAAGCATCGACTCAACAATATTTAATCATTAAGCGAGACAAACGAAAATACAATCAAGAATCATTACAAACCAAGCTAGAAGAATTAGAACAACTAGAACTCAAATTATCCACACAAAATTCTAGCATTAAAAAACAACAAGGAATTATCAATGCAAAGCAAGAAAAAATTGATCATCTTTCCGACCACGAATATGATCCAGACTGCAAATACTGTACATCTAACATATTCGTACAAAATGCAATTGAAGCACAAAATACGATTACAGCAGATACAGATTTATTAACGCAATTAACGGCAACCCAAACTGAGTTAACTGAAAAAATTGCAATGTATGCTAATGTTAAAATTGACCATGCTGAGTATATCAAAATCAATCAACAACATGAAACAACTAGATTGTCAATTGAAAAACAAGAACTACAAATTCAAATTTTAGAAAATGATTTACAAACTCGAGAATCTGAATTAGAAACATGTTTAGAGCGACAAGAATCTTTCCGGGCAAATGAATCAGCAATCAAACACAATAAAACAGTAGATTGTAAAATTGCAAAATGCAAAGAATCAATTGATTCATTAACCGTATTAATAAAACAAACTACAGATACTATTCGCAGTAAACACGGTAAAATTGAAGTTGCTAAAACTACAAAAAAATCAGCAATTGAACAATTAGATGCATACAAGAAATTAGAAACTGAATACAAAGCATATGAATACTATCTAGACTCAATTAAAAGAGATGGTGTTCCATATGAACTAATTGCAAAGGCTATGCCAAAAATTGAAGCAGAAATTAACAATGTATTGAATCAAGTAGTTGATTTTAATATGGTGCTTCAAAGTGATGGCAAAAATATTAACGGATATATTATTTATGATGAAGATAATTTTTGGCCTTTAGAATTAACTAGCGGAATGGAACGATTCATTAGTTCATTAGCAATACGCATTGCTTTAATAAATGTTTCAGCCTTACCACGTCCGAATTTCATTGCAATAGATGAAGGTTGGGGTTCATTGGATGCAGAACACATTGCGGCAGTTGTTAATTTGTTTGATTATTTCCGTACTAAATTTGATTTTTCAATTGTAATATCACATGTAGACACAATGCGAGATATGGTTGATTCATTGATAGAAGTTAACAAGATAAATAATTTCAGCCAAATCTCCCACACTTAATATTTATATAAAATGAATATAGGGTGTAATGAAACGCAAAGAAGCAGTTTATAAAGGTTTACAATTTAATGATGTATGGCAAACGGATACTTCATTAACTTCGCCTGATTATTTTCAAATAACAGATTTTCCAACACAGTTAACAGCTGGTAAGAATTTATTCAAACTTCGAGGTCATCCAACAAATTTAAAAGTTGGAGGCCTTTTAAACGTTGAGATCTTAGATTATAATGGAGATCCGATATATCATGAAGTTGTTGATTATATTGATGAAGACAAGTCCCGTGTAATTGCAATTTACATTTATTCAGAATCATCGCCAGGTGATTGTTCCATAACATTGATTGCTGAAGCGGCATAT